TTCACCGATGATGCCCTTAAGGATAGCTAAGATCCAGTCGCTAATCCAAACACCTGCACCCGGATCCTGTAGCAATACTGCTTCAGGCTTCTGAATGTCTGCCCAAATCAATACATGCTCTCCGCTACCTTTTACATCACGTACAATACGTAATTCTTTAGTTACTGGATTAAATGTGAATATTACATATCCACCGAACATACGTGCGGCTAGTTCAACATATCCTGCATACATGTCATATGTAGCTAGACCACCTGCATAATTATAGTTAAGCAAGTATGTGTTCAAAATAGCACTTGAGAATGGATCAAATGCTGATGCACCAGGACCAGTCTCCATCCCGATACTTCTACGAAATAACTGTCTTACGTTAATGAATTCGCTAGGCAAAGTGTAAACATCTACATTCTTTTCTAACGTCAATAATGTATAAGATTCTTCAGTAGAATTCTGTGCCCTTTGACGATAGATACTAATAGCATATCTATATGCTGATTCAAAGTGTTCGGGTCCAATCTCAAGGTCAACTATTCCGTCACCTAAACGTAGTCGTAAATTTCTAAATAAGTCTTCTTTTAATTGGTCTAATGTAGCACCTGCCATAATAATCTCCAGATAATGTATTTATCTGGAGATTATCAATCAAAGAAATGTAAAGTTACTAGAAAATGCGTCTGCTGATTTTGCCCTAGTAGCAAGGTGTTTCATGTTCTTATGTGAGATTCTAAAGTTAACTCCTGAATCACGCACATCTAACAAGAACAATGATTCAGGTCCTGCACTAATAGTAAAATCAGCTTTATAGATTTCATCATAATCCAACAGTTCACCCTTAAACAATGCCATCATACCTCGTTCTGAAACGATTGATTGCAGTTCATCGTAAGACTTTTCTAAATCTTCCTGAATGTGGTCATAGTCAAAATAGTAGACATTTACATCAGTAATAGCACACAAATTATTGTCATACCATACATCAATATGACCTTGCATTTTTTTATAAACATCTGACTGTCTATAAGATTTATTTACTAAATCATACCATTTAGAATGCCCAATTGTAGTCGCATTATCTGCAATAGATGTAGCGTTATGGGACTTGATATCTAGCCCATATTCTAATACATCAGGACCCTTTTTAGTTTCACCATTACGGCAAACTGGATCAAAAAATTCAAGAACCATTCGTTCAATTTCTCTACCAGTACTGCCATGTGGGTTTGCAATACCCACATGTTGTTTAGGAACTGATTTTCCAATCAATTGATCTCTCAAAAACTCAATACCCTCTTGTGTAATCCTACGTGTAATTTTAGGATACTTACTAGGGCCATGTACTACGTCTTCATATAATGCTGTCATAAATCACCTTCTTTTCTGTTTTCACTATAAAATGCATCAAAGTGTCCTCCTGGATATCGGGATTCTAACTTTGATACGTTCTCTGCAATGATATCATTGGGATCATAGTTCAATGCTCGGCAAGCATTAGTCCAATACCAAATGATATCTCCCAACTCACGCTTCATGTGAAAACGATTTTCTTCAGTAAAAGGTTTACCCTGGAACATCATCTTCTTAACAATCTCGCTAAACTCTCCACCTTCACTGGCTAACCCTGTGCTTGCTGTCATAAGCAATGCAGGATTAATGTTAGAGTGTTGCTTCAACTCTCTTAGTCTGGCTATAAGTGTCTCTGTATCATTACTAGCATCACTAGTAACAGCTTGTACAAAATCTTTGTATTTGTTTAAATCAATGTTTTGTGACATTACTTTCCAATCAATCCGTACAAACCCTTAGCAAGTGATTCTAACTCACTCTCACTCATATAAAAACTGTAAGTTGAACTCATGTCAACATCACCTTTTTTATCTTTTGTTTCCTGAATAAACTCAACTGCATAGAGATCATTAGGATTAATAGCTCTCCATTGCTTCACACGCAATCTAAAAGCTTCGTTATCTTTAACTGTAAATTCTTTCACTTCCATTATACTAGGTCCTTAAACATGTTTTTTCTACCTTCTTCCCCTACAAGCATGTCAAATACTTCTTTGACACGCTGTAACATAGCGCAATTAAGCATAAGCAAGTCACGCCTATCATCGCACATCATAATTTGCTGGTCAATCGGCTTGACTAACTCAGTCATACGTTCTTGAATATCATTCATCAAAATGCTTTCAAAATAATCATACCTTCATTAAAGCGGCCATTAGGGGTAGTACTGACTGCTTTAATATCTTTAAAGTACTTACGAGCGGCTGGCTTGCTACCCATAATTTCTTTAATCTGCTCTGCCGGTTTACGTAATGTTTTTATTTCACTTTGTGCAGTATCAAATCCTAACAACGTATTACCTTTGACAGTAAATGTTTTGCTGTAATCATCTGCAACATAATGATGTAACTTGCGTTTTGCTGTATCATATACCCAAGCTTCACTTGCACCATGAAGTTTTGTGGGATGTACGCTTGCCAAATCTAACTTACTTGCTGTATCTTTAAATACTTTCAAGTACTTCAATTTTGCTACCTGTTTCTCTACAGGAACAGCTTTTCGGGCACGTGGGGCTTTTGCCGCTTTCTTAACACTAACGTAACTGTTCAGGTCTCCCAGAACTTGTTCGATAAACTTAAGTATATTCTTAATTTGAGTTTTTGTCAAATGCTGGTAACCCTGAACAAGTTGTGCATCCTTGCCCTTTGCAACCTCATCAAACTCGTTTTGTTTCTTTTTCCATACATCAGCTAACAAACTGATATGTTGTGGCATTACGTTCTTTTTTGCTACTTCATCCATAGGCTTAAATGAATGTTTTGTGGGTGCGCCTGCTGTAATAAAATCATCAAACATACCTTCAAGTTCGCCTGCCGCATCACGTGCTTTATCTTTCAGAATGTCCTGAATATTCGGACGTGTAGCTGATTCTTCTTTTTCTTTAACTATTTCGGGTTTAACTAAACACTTTAATACTCGGGAAATCTCGTTCTGTAATGTAGCTTCCTCATGTTCTGACAGTTCTAACCCTCTAAGATTCATACGTGCCAACCAGCAGAATGTCATTAGGAATTCACTTTCATGAACCTTACGCATCTTTTTAGCATCTTCTGTGCGGTTGTTATAATCTAAGTATTGACTTAGTAGTTCCTTAGCATCTTTTTTAGTATAGAAACGGTTATACCAATTGAAGCTTCGGGCTAGTGTAACATTTCGTTTATCCTCATCGGGTTGCAATGGGAAGAAGGGTTCGTCACCTAAATATTTTGTATCTGCATCTCTTGGGTTCAATGCCTTGACAAAGTGGTCTTCTGTATGTTTGCCTTTACGTGTAGCCATGCGCTCTCCTAGTTGATAATACTTAGTATTGTACACTAGATTCCAATTAAATGCAAGAATTTTTTCACCTTACAACACGATAAATACTACACAATTGGATTAAACGATGCCAAAACTCTCACTTTATAGACCACAAAAATCAAACGATTTTAAGTTTTTGGATAAAACAATATCCGAAATGTTTACTATCGGCGCTACCGACTTGTTTGTTCACAAATATATTGGGATTAAGAATAATGGACCAAGCAATGATCTTACTCAACCGCAATATACTACACCAAACGTAACAGATATTCAGGACTTACTATTCTTAGAAAATCGTGACAGAAAATATGATCCGGATATTTATAGAATACGTGGACATTATAATGTGCAGAATCTAGATTTTGATTTGAGTCAGTTTGGATTATTCTTAAACAACGATATTATCTTTATCACGGTTCATTATAATGATATGATGAATATTATAGGTAGAAAGTTAATAGTTGGTGACGTATTAGAATTACCGCACCTAACTGATTATCATCCATTAAATGAAACTATACCAGTTGGATTAAGAAGATATTATCAAGTTACTGATGGTAATTATGCTAGTGAAGGGTTTAGTCCTACATGGTATCCGCACTTATGGCGTATCAAATGCGAACCATTAGTAGATTCACAAGAATATGCAGATATTATGAATCAACCAATTAATAAGGATAATTACTTAGGTGATTGGGATAATACAAAAGAGTATCCAGTTGGATATACAGTAACATATGGTGGCACAACTTATACAGTAATAGCGCCCGGGCCAGCACCAGTTGGCGTACCATGTACTGATACAGAATATTGGGAGGTCGATACGGCTAGCACACTACAAGATATTATTGGTAGGTACAATAAGAACATTGAAATCAATGATGCTGTTATTGCAGAAGCTATGAGAATAGTTCCAAAATCAGGTTACGATAGAAGTCAATTATATGTTGTACCTACATATGATAACAATGCACCGGCACCCCCAGTCAATGTTGTTATAACTAAAGAAGCTCCTACAGTTCAAGGCACTGTTACATTTGTAACTAGCTCATTGTACGGAAACCCTAGTCCTGTACTAAAGATTAGTGCAGCCGCATTAAAGAGTTTGTGGGACTTAACTGCTGATGATACATCTGCATTACGTGCATTCATTCAAGCAAGTTTACAGATTGCTGAGATACCACCTGAAGTAACTGATAGTGGTAGTGGAGCACTTGAGGGTACAACAGTATTAACTGTTAAATCTATGGGAGAAATCACTGGCCCATATGGTACATCAGATAATACATATATTACCAGTGACCAAGATCCAGTAGCGCCCGGATTTAACAGTGAGATTATACCTGGCATCATTGACTATCGTGCTGATACTGATCCTAGATTCAGATATATTAAACGTCAAAGCCCAAGAAGCTTTGGTTATATTGATGGATACTTGACAGGTGATGGCACAGCTCCTAATGGTGAACCAGTTGCAGCGGGAACTAACTTCCCAGCTACAGCCGAGATAGGTGATTACTTCTTACGTACTGATTATTTACCGCAACAATTATTCCGTTGGGATGGTGTATTGTGGATCAAGATAAGTGAGAATGTAAGAACTGGACTAGGATTTACTAGCGATGATAAATCACAGCTAAGTACATTCATTAACAATAGCAATGTAACTGTATTGACTAACGGTACGACAATACCTGAGAGACAAGCATTGTCGTCTATACTTAGAATTCAAACAGATTAAGCTTTTTTAAGTTTACAATTATCAAAGTGCCATCTTGGCATTGTACAAGAACCGCCTTGTTTTAGACAATGAGGGCACTCTACTATTTTGTATTTCATACCTGTGCGAGTTTTTGCACTTTTATCAATCCATTCTTGCGGAAGTGGACGACCTTTATTTTTATTAGGACTGCTTCGTATTTTAGGTTTTTTATATTTTTTACCTATCTTTTTTGCAAGATATTCCTGAGAACGTTTTATCCCGGTTTGTCTTTTACTTTTATTCACATTTTCTTCAAAAGTATGCTTTCTTCCTGTTTGGGCCTTTGAAATTTTGCTACGACCTATTGGTCCTGGATCACCGCCATCACCTGATTCTGTCTTTAAATTAGCCCAATCATTACTGCTAACTACATTCCATAATATACTGTAATATTCTCCCCATTGTTTAACTTCATCATTAGTTGCACATTCTCTTAAAATTTCAGTATCATAATCAGATCCATGTTTTTTTAGATGTGATTTCCAATATTTACCAGATCCGGTATATGAGTGAGGGTCGTTTGATGTAGTTTTACCTAAGTACTGTAATCCAGTAATACGATGGGTCTTTTTATAAAGATAAATAGTCATGCTGATGCTCCTTGATAGCTTTAGAGTAACTGGGTGTCCGAAACCGCGAGTTACACTATTATTTATACAAGGGACTTAATTTTGGCTTCTTACTTTTATGATAATCAGATCCGCAGGTTTCTGGTTCAATTCGCAAGAATCTTTAGTAACTGGCAAGTTACTAAAGGGAAAGACCCTGCAGGCAATGACATTCAAGTACGTGTGCCAATCATGTACGGTGATCAAAGTCGTATGGCAGCTACTCAAATAGCTGAAAACAGTCCTAGCAGTTTGCCTAGCGCACCACTGATTACTTACTATATTACCGGACTTGAATACGACCAACGTAGAACACAAGATCCTTATTTTATTGAACAACTTGATGTTCGTCAAAAGACATTCAATCAGCAAACAGGTCAATATGAAACAACACAAGGTCAAGCATTTAGTGTTGAACGTATCATGCCTGTACCCTATACGTTAAGAATTACCGTAGACTTTTGGACTACGAACTATAATCAGAAATTAGAATTAATTGAGCAATTAGGTGTATTGTTTAATCCAAGCATGGAAATACAAAGCACTGATAACTTTATTGATTGGACTAGTTTAAGTGTTGTATATCAAGATGGATTAACATTTAGTAGTCGTGTTATTCCACAAGGTAGCGGCAATCCTGTTGATGTGATGACTTGGAAATTCTACATGCCTATATGGATTAGTAGTGCGGCTAAGATTACTAAGATGAATATCATCTACAAGATTATTGCTAGTATCTTTAAGGGTAATGCACTGTCAGATATGCAAGACGATGAATTACTATTAGGTACTCGTCAAAAGATAACTCCATATGGATATAAAATATTACTATTAGGTAATACACTACAAGTATTACCAGATGGTGCAGCATTTACACCTGGCAACAATACATTAGATACACCTGCAGGTCCTAATAGTGAGGTTATATGGGAAAGCTTTTTAAATGTATACGGTACTGTTAGACCGGGTATCAGTCAGATATGGTTACAAAACCCATATATGGATACTGATATTGTAGGTACTATAGCATTTAACCCAACAGATGATAGATTATTAATATATAACATTGATACTGATACCTTACCGGCCAACACTATGGATGCAGTTGATAGCGTTATAAATCCATTGCAAAAAGGACCTAGCACTCCTAGTGAAGAAAATGGATTACCTGAACCTGTAATTGGTCAGCGTTATTTGATTGTTGAAGATATCGGTAGTGATAACAATATTGAAACATCAAACGCATGGGGTAACTTAGTTGCACATGCAAATGACATTATTGAGTTTGATGGTACTAATTGGATAGTAAGTTTTAATTCTACGATAATTAGCGATATTCAATTTGTTACTAACTTAACCACTGGTGTACAATATCGTTTTGATGGTATGTCATGGATGAAAGCGTATGAAGGATGGTATGCTCCAGGAGATTTTAGCATAGTGATTTAAACAGATAAATTACTATATGCACAAAAATATTTCAGCGGGCGTATTCTTCTATTGTTCCCAAACTAAACGATTGCTATTCTTATTAAGAAGCGATGAAAAGAACATTGGTAATTGGGGACTGCCCGGTGGAAAGCTTGAAGAAGGTGAAACACTAATAGAAGGTGTTGAACGTGAGTGCAGTGAAGAAATTAACTTCTTTCCAGAACATGCAAAACTAATACCTATACAGAAATTTGTGAATAACACATTCACTTATCATACATTCTTTTGTATCATTGAGAATGAATTCATTCCTATATTAAATGAAGAACATGTAGGTTATGCTTGGGTAGATTATAGAAGATATCCTAAACCACTACATCCTGGTTTATTCAACACAGTAAACTTTGAAGTGGTTCAAGAAAAGATACAGAAGATAATAAAAAAAGCGACCTAAGTCGCTTTTTTTTATTATGTTGATATTAATCGTTGTTTTCAACTGATACTTTTTCATAATCAGTACCAGGAGTAGTACCAGCAGCCGCTGTAGTAAAGAATGACAACAAATACTTAGTATCTGAAAAGTCTAATGCCCATTTGTTTGTCATAGTAGAAAAACGAATTGGGTCTCCGTTATTATCAGTTGCAGTGATTGTCATGTCATCATCTGCTAAACTATCATCAGCAACATCAGCCAATGTACATACACCGGTATTTACACCGTCAGTGACTAAGTACTTACGTTTTGCTTTTTGACGTAAGATATACCCGTCTGCTTCTGCGTTTGCGCCAATCTTTACACGTACTACTACGTTAAGACTTACGTTATTTCCACCAACTACTCCTATTC